GGGTAACCTTCCTAAAATGAAGGCTGAGCAATACGTGCGTGATATGATGACTAAGTATAAGAATAGAATCGTTTACGATTCAGCTTCTGGTGAAGTCCGTGATGACCGTAAATTTATGACTATGTTGGAAGACTATTGGCTTCCACGTCGTGAAGGTGGTCGTGGTACAGAAATTACAACACTACCAGGTGGCCAAAACTTAGGTGAATTGGCTGACGTAGAGTACTTCCAGAAGAAGATGTATGAAGCATTAAATGTTCCTCAATCAAGGTTAGCTAGCGATGGTGGGTTCAACATTGGTAGATCTTCTGAAATTACACGTGATGAAGTTAAATTTTCTAAGTTTATCAATAGACTAAGATTGAAATTCTCACAATTGTTCTTGAAGTGTCTAGAGAAGCAATTGATCCTTAAAGGGATCATGACAATGGATGAGTGGGAATCAATATCACAGAATATTAAGTTTGATTACACTGATGATAACTTCTATGCAGAATTAAAAGATACTGAGATGATGAAAGAACGAGTTAATATTCTAGCTGAACTCGATCCTTATGTTGGCAAATATTATTCACATGCATATGTAAGAAAATATATTCTCAAACAGACTGAAGAAGATATTAAAAAGATGGATGCAGAGATTGAAGAAGAAAGTCAAGATCCTCAGTATCTAGGCGTTATGTTCCCTTCACCTGAACAAGTGCAAGCACAACAACAAATTGATAATCCTCCTCAGGCCCAACAATCAGGGCAAGAGGGAAGATAAATAAATAATTGGAGATATGAAAAATGGCTGAAAAAACTTTTACAATTGATGACATGATTGCTAGCGTACTCGATAGACAACCAGAAACTTTTAAGGATGCGTTTAATGACCTGATGGGTCAAAAAGCTGCTGAAGCTGTAATGGCTAAAAAGGAAGAAGTGTCTCAAACGATGTTTGCTGCTACAGAAAATGATGAAACGGAATCAGAAGATGGATCAGAGGAAGATGTATCTGAACCAGAAGACACTCAAGATCAAGACGAAACAGAGGACGAAGATGGCGATCAAACTTAAAAACTTTTTAGAGCTTTACGAGCCAAAAACTGAAGGCGAACGTAAGTTCGTCGCAAAGCATACAGTCAAAAAAACTAAAGATGCTAATAAGAATGATGATGCTGTGTTCACTGGCTCTAAAGTTAAAACGTATGATAGAGAAGATGAGCATGGATATAATCCAGGTAATGATGCTAAAGTATACGAAGAAGTTGAACCCCTTGAAGAGATGGATGTGCGGACCGCTAAAGAACTAGCATCAAAATTCCGTAATCAAGGTAAGAATAAAAAAGCAGCGTTATATGATAACGTAGCTGCAGCATTAGAAAGACGAGATAATACAACAGCTCAAGGGTTCATGGCTCAAATTAAAAACATTGATGAAGCATCTTTGACCCCTGATGAGTTAAAAAAGCGTGAAGACTATGTTAAAGGGATGAAGAAGAATATGAAATCCTTTACATCCAAATATGGTAAAGACGCTAAGTCAGTAATGTATGGCACTGCTACTAAGATGGCAAAAGAAGAAAAAGACCCACGAGAATATGGATATGAAGGTGATATGGCTATTTCTCAATTGAAAACAATGTGCCGTCATGCTGAACATATGATGGGAATGTTAAAACCTGATACCGATCTTCCAGAATGGGTTCAATCAAAGATTACTTTAGCTACTGACTATATGCAAACAGCGCATGACTATATGATGTCAGAAATGAATGAAGAATCGGTAGAAGAATCTCGTGGCCACAAAATACTTGCTACAGCAATGCGTAACATGGATAACATGAAGAATGTTAAAGTGCCTACTCCAGCTGAAAAGAAAGAGCAAGAAGCAAAAAAGAATGTTAAAGAAAGCCTAGATGGCTCTCTTCTAGATCTTTATCTTAAATTAGATGAAGAAAACCAACAAGAAATGCTAGAAATGATTGATGCTGGTAATAAAGAAGAGCTGATTGCATTTGCAGCAACATTGGATAACGAAGAATAAAATGGCTAATACGCTAAAAATATTATCTACTGAAATAACATTATCTAACACTGTTCCAAATACTGTTAGTTCGGCTACGTTGGTACGCTTAGTTAATTTACACGCATCAGTGTCTGAGACAATTAACTTGTGTCATGCTAATGGGTCAGTGAAGGCGACAACAACTGTTGGTCATACAGCAACAGATTCATCTAGACTAATATTAGTCAAATTGCCAAGTGAAACAATAAAAACTACAGGTGCAAGTCCTGTCAAGGCCGTACCAATAGCATATAGTTAAGGAAATAGACATGGCAGATCCAATTAAAATTTTAGCAAATGAAGTGACCCTATCAAATACTGCATCTAATAATATTAGTACAGCATCTTTAGTAAGATTGATAAACCTTGATGGAACAAATAGTGCTATAATTCAGCTAGCATCAAATACAGGAACGGTAAAAGGCACATTCACATTAGGAGCTCATGGTAGCAATTTTTCATGTGAATACCTTGTTAAATTACCTACAGATACAATTACAATTAGTGGTCCAACTGCGACTCCTATTAGAGCAACATCAGTTGCATACTCGTAAGGAAAAGAAATGAAACTAATTAGCGAACTTAATGAAGAGGTAAATTACCTTGTAGAAGCCAAAGAAGATGGCAAAAAAAGCTACTTCATTGAGGGAGTATTCTTACAAGGTAACCTAAAGAACAGAAACGGTAGAATGTATAACACTGATATTCTTGATAAAGAAGTCAAGCGCTATAGTGAAGAATACGTTAAACAAAACCGTGCATTTGGCGAGTTGGGACATCCAGCTGGTCCATCAATCAATCTTGAACGTGTTTCACATATGATTAAAGACTTGCACCGTGAAGGTAATAACTTTATTGGTAAAGCCAAAATTATGGATACCCCATACGGCAATATCGTTATCAATTTGATGAACGAAGGTGCTAAGTTAGGTGTATCATCAAGAGGTATGGGTACATTAGTACAGAACAAAGAAGGTGTTCAAGAAGTTCAAGACGACTTTTTCTTAGCTACTGCTGCAGATATCGTAGCTGATCCATCAGCTCCAGATGCTTTTGTAAGAGGAGTTATGGAAGGTGTAGAGTGGGTTTGGGATAATGGTGTTATCAAAGCTCAGCGACTTGAAGAAATGAAAAGACAGATTGATCGTTCTATTAGATCAAGAGATTATGAACAAGTTAAAATTCAAGTATTTGAAAACTTCATTAAATCACTGTAAAACCGGTTTACATAAATAAATTCACATAAAAGCAATATAGGAGCACAAAATGAAGACTAAAGATTTACAAGAGTTGAATGTTGGGGGAGGCCAAACTGGTGCATCAATGGTTCCAGATCCAGTTGCAAAAACAGCCACCCTTCCAAATTCTAAAACAGAAGGTGAAAAAACTGCTCGTAAAGGCGCTACATCAGCTGGTTACGACAGCCAAGAAGAAACTGACACTGACAACAACACTAAAGCAACAGGTGATTTTTCTGCAAAGAATAAAGCATCAGTAGCAACAGGTGGTGGTGTTAAAGAAGATATGGATGCATTATTTAATGGCGAAGATCTATCAGAAGATTTTAGAACAAAAGCTACTACAATTTTCGAAGCTGCCGTCCATGCAAAAACTGAAGAAATTCGTGAAGAATTAGAAGAAGAATTTGCCAATAAACTAGAAGAGCAATTGACTGAGTCAATCGCTGAAATTAACGCCCGCATTGACGATTATATGTCATATGCAGTCAATGAATGGATGGAGCAGAACGAAGTTGCAATCGAGTCTAGCCTCCGTAACAGTATTACTGAAGAATTCATTGACGGTCTAAAGAATCTATTCGCAGAACATTATATTGATATCCCAGAAGAGAAGCTAGACGTTCTTGATGAGATGTCAGAAATGATCGGGGAATTAGAAAGCAAGCTTAATGAAACTGTGGAAGCTAACATCGGCTTAAGCAAGGAATTGGCTGAAGAAATCCAACATAGAATTTTCAACGAAGTATCAGAAGGTTTGATCGTTACACAAGCTGAAAAGTTTAAAACACTTGCAGAAGGTGTAGATTTTACTGATGTTGATACATATAAGCAAAAACTTGAAATTGTCAAAGAGAATTATTTTGCTGACAAGAAAAAGCCAGCTTCATATATCGTTGAAAGTGAAATTGATAACGCCGATGAACCAGAAGCTAAACAAGCAGTACCAGCAACTGGCGCAGTAGCAAACTATGTACAAGCTATTTCTAGAACCGTCAAGAAATAATTTTTATAAATAATAGCAGCCCAAGACATTTTACTTTAATAAAGAGGGAGACTCGTATGTATCTCAATGAAGATATCCAAAAGAAATGGCAGCCAGTTTTAGAACATGGTGATTTACCAGAAATCACTGACGTTCATAAACGTGCCGTAACAGCAACAATTTTAGAGAACACTGAACGTGCTCTACGCGAAGCATCAGGCATGGTTCGCGGTAGCCAATCATTGTTTGAAGCTGGTCAACCAGTTAATGCAATGCAAGGTTCATCATCAACAGCTAGCGATGGCGCTATTGATATTTTTGATCCTGTTTTAATCTCATTAGTACGTCGTTCAATGCCTAACTTGATCGCTTATGATCTATGTGGTGTTCAACCAATGACTGGCCCAACTGGCTTGATCTTTGCAATGCGTTCTAAATATTCTAACCAAACTGGTACAGAAACATTCTACAACGAAGTTAACACTGCGTTTGGTACTATCGGTGCTGGTAATACTACAATCGGTCAAGGTGCTGGTAACATCGGTTCACTAGGTAATCATACTAATACAACTTCACTAGCTACTTCAGCTAACGTGAACTACGGTTCAGGTATGTCAACATCAACATCTGAGTATCTAGGTTCTAACTAACATTGTCATTCCCACAAATGGCTTTCTCAATTGAGAAAGTTTCAGTAACAGCTAAGACACGTGCTCTTAAAGCTGAATACACAATGGAATTGGCACAAGACTTACGCGCTGTTCACGGCTTAGATGCTGAAACAGAATTGGCAAACATTCTTTCAACAGAATTGTTAGCTGAAATCAACCGCGAAGTTATTCGTACAATCTATGTAACAGCTAAGCAAGGTGCTACAGAAGGTACTACAACTGCAGGTATTTTTGACTTGGACACAGACTCTAACGGTCGTTGGTCAGTTGAAAAATTCAAAGGCTTAATGTTCCAACTAGAACGTGAAGCGAATAAGATTGCTAAAGACACCCGTAGAGGTAAAGGTAATGTGATGGTTTGTTCTTCAGACGTCGCATCTGCTTTACAAATGGCTGGTGTATTAGATTACGCTCCTGCATTAAACAGCAACAACTTGCAAATCGATGATACTGGTGCAACATTCGCTGGTGTATTGAATGGTCGTATCCGTGTTTACATCGATCCATATGCTGGTGGTAACTTCTTCATGATGGGTTATAAGGGTTCTTCAGCATTTGATGCTGGTTTATTCTACTGCCCATATGTTCCACTACAAATGGTTCGTGCTGTTGACCAAGATACATTCCAACCAAAAATTGGTTTCAAAACTCGTTACGGTATGGTAGCAAATCCATTCGCTGAAGGTGCAACACAAGGCGACGGCAGATTAGCTGAAAACACAAACGTGTACTACCGTCGTGTATTGGTTAACAACCTAATGTAATTGTGCATGGCTTAGCGGCCGCATAATTACTATAATAGGCTGCAATGCAAACTCTAAAGCCCATCAGAAATGATGGGCTTTTTTTATTATAAATACATATATGAGCACAATATCAAATTTACCATCAAATAAAAACTTTCTATCCCCGTTAGGGTTTAAGTTTGGCATCAAGAAGACTCCAGGAGTTAATTACTTCGTTCAGGCAGCTTCCATTCCAAGCCTTACCTTAGGAGTAGCAACAGTTCCGACCCCATTTGTTAAGTTGCCAATCCCTGGCGACCACCTTGACTTTGGGACATTCACTATCACATTCCATGTAGACGAAGAATTACGCAACTATATGGAGATATACAATTGGATGACTGCATTAGGTAAGCCAAAAGACTTCTCTCAGTATAAGGCTATTTCTGATGCTGGTAAGCCAGGATCAGGAGAAGGAGTCTATTCAGATGCTACTCTAACAATCCTGTCAAGTGCTAAGAATCCAATCCTAGATGTACACTTTACTAATCTATTCCCTACAGACTTGAGCTCACTTAATTTTGACTCAAGACTAGAACGAGTAGATTATATCGAATGTACAGCAACTTTTAAGTATGAAGCGTTTACTTTTAGCTACTTAATATAGTATAATACATCATTGTCTTTGTGAGGTAGTGTATGAAGTTAGAAGAAATACAACAATCCTGGGAAAAGGATTGTATCATTGATCGTTCTGAGTTAGGTGAAGAAAGTCTAAAAATCCCCAAGCTCCATTCCAAATATTTCAATATGTTTAGTACTGAGCGCATGTTAATGCGTAAGATGGAAAATGATCTCAAAAAATTATATCGAATCAAATACGAATATTATAGCGGAACCATTGACTTTGAGACACTTAAAGAGTATAATTGGGAACCAAACCCATTAAAGATTCTCCGTTCTGATATTGCAATGTATATGGATTCTGATAAAGAATACCAGACCTTGCAGCTTAAGTACGAGTATCAAAAAGAAAAAGTTGAGTTCATTGAAAATATTATTAAAAGCCTTACCAATCGCGGATATCAAATTAAGTCTGCAATTGATTGGGAAAAATTCAAAGTCGGTGCATGAGTATAATAAAACTTGAAAAAATAAATGATGTATACATTAAAGTACACTGTGAGTCTGATGTCGCATATGAATTGAGTGAGTACTTTACCTTCACCGTTCCAGGTGCTAAATTTATACCATCGGTCAGAAATAAATTCTGGGATGGTAAGATTCGCTTATTCAATCTAGCAAGCAAACGTATCTACGGAGGGCTCAAGCTCCACGTAGAATTGTTTGCTAGAGAACGTGACTATGAAATTGAATATGCAGACTCTAATCACTTTGCAGAAGAGCAATTTTCCAATGAGGATGCAGAAGAATTCTTCAAGACTCTTGGTCTTAAGTTTCAGCCAAGAGACTATCAAACAAGTGCATTTATTCACGCAGTAAGAACGAAGCGGGCTGTATTACTATCACCGACTGCATCAGGCAAGTCGCTAATCATC